GAATAACGGCGGCTTCAAGCGAAGTCTCGTTCAGGTCGGCCTGGGTTGCGAAAGTGTTGCTGTTCGTGCCACCAGAAACAAGCGGATGGTCCGTAGCGCAGAGAACCTTACCGTCACCACCGGTGTAACCCGAGGTAAAGGCGTTGTTCAGCACTGCGGCACCCTTAACTTGCTTGGTGTACGCCATAGCGCGAGCCAACGACTTGGTGTAACGAGCCGACAAGCTGTCGTACAAGTTATCCTCAACCGCTTCTTCAGTGATCGAGAAACCCAAGGCGATGGTTTCGTGCTGGTAACGAGCCGTCCAAGCTTCTTGGGCGTTGTCATAGGCAATTGCGTTGCCCTCGTTTTTGACAGGAGCGGCAGAGAAACCGGACAACTTGGTTTCTTCTTCAAACGAACGCTCAGAGGTCTCGGTTTCGTAGATCTCTTTGTGTTCTTCGCCGTAACGAGCATACTCCAAGCCGAACAATGCGTTCAGGCCGGGGAGAAGCTCTTTCAGTAGTTGTGCGCGTGAAATAGCCATTTAAATATCCCCTTATACGCCAGTCCAGCTACGATATAAATGAACGTTTTGGTTCCAAGTGACCAGAACCTCAACGAACGACCCAGCAGCCGGTGCAGTGTCAGGCACAACGTCGATAATCTTGATAGGAAGAGTCGAAGTTGTTTGCGCTGAATTCAACACGGCTTGCTGCGAATCACCAGTCACGGTGCTGCCAGTGTTGGCAACCCATGCAATGTTTCCACCCACCAAGTTTGCACGAGTAGCTTGTGCAATAACGGTAGTACCGGAAACAACGGCGACGCGCATTACAACGTCAGGATCATCACAAACATAAGCCATCGTACCGTTGGCGGTATCTGGAGTTTGGCTGATGGTCTGTGGGTAGTACTGTGAGTACGCACGCTGACCCAAGGTATTAATGTACGAACACCCCATGAAAACGCCTAAAAAGTCGTTACCGGAGGTGGTGCTGGTCGCATTGTTAACGCAGCCGTTCGCGCTCATAACCACTAGGTCACCAAAGTAAATGTTGGTGGCGTGGCCTGATGCGATTGGGATTTGACGGGTAGAACCCGCAAATACCTGACCGCCTAGCAAATTGACCGGACGAAAGCCGTAAGGCTTGTCAATAGTCGGATATGCCATTTAAATCTCCTAAAATTTTAAATGTGAGGTCATTTAACCCCACGCCCAAAGCTAATTGAGGACTTGCTGTCTTTAAACAGAGGCATCCTCGGATCATTTTCCTTCATTAGATTGTTATCAACAGCAGTCATGTTGTCTTGGGTCTTCTTTTGGTAGTACTCATTACGAGCATCCATGATTTCCTTCGGAGCACGACATAACAACAATCCACCAATCTCAATATTGTCAGGGAACCTAGAATCACGATCTAATAGAACATGAAGTTCTGAATATTCGTTCCTCGGCGCAGCTTCCCAACCTTCGCGGAAACGTGACGACACATTGGTGTTGTCAGCTTTGCCTACTAAGCTGGTGCGAACCCAATGATGAGTCCAACCATCACGATCTTTCACTTCTGGAAGAACGTTTGGTGGAGTCCAATTATTCTTCGGGCGATCACCTGAAGAACGCGTTTGTGTTTCACGAGTCTGACGAGATTCAGCCATTGTTACCTCCGTTTAGTGCTGCTACTTGTTTGGCGTATTCCTTAAGTGGAATGTTTAAACGTTTCGCAATAGCTATCTGCGTCTGCGTTAGCGCAACTTTTTTTCCTGTAGCTGAACGAGTTACAGGTGCAACCACAGTCGCGGCAGGTTGCTTTTGCTGGCGAGGAACTTTCTCCCCGGAGTCACCCCAACTATAGTCAGGGAATCTTTCGCGCATCACTCTATCTAACTCACCGTAGTATTTATTGGCATCCCTAATAGGATGGACACCACGGCTAGTTAAATCTTCGTGTATACCGTAAGCCAGTGCAGTCATTATGCGATCTGGACCAAACCAAGGGTTTTTCTTAACCCATGCTTCAGCTTGAGGATCGGGCGCTGGCTCCGTGTAAACGCTACGATTAGGTTCTACAGCATCATTTTCTGGTTGTAAAGTAGGTTGTTGTGACAACGCAGCCTCATGCCGCACAGTTGCACGACTAAGTGCATCTTGAGCTTCTAGGATAGATTCAGCGTCCCCACTTTCATATGCTGCCTTATACATCTGCTTTGCACGTTCAAGGTCAGTTTCAACCTTAGACTTCCAAGTTTCATGTAGAAGTGTCGCATCCGTATTGGTCTTCTTGATCAGAGTCTTGTTCTTCTCAAGGACTGACTGTGCATATTTGATGGCTTCTTGCTGCTCACGTAGTGCTTGTTCTTTGGCTCTACGCTCGTCGTGGTACGCCCTTTGGAGAGTGCTGATCCGCTTTTTAACGCGGTCTGAGTAAGAGGCTAATTCTTCCTCATCAGGCTCTGGCTTTTCGGCTAGAGGTTCTTTATTGCGATCTTCTTCCGGAGTGTCATCAACGACTTCAAACTGGAAGTCATCATCACTTTCCGTATCTACAGACTGCTCCGGCGCTTCAGCTTCCGGCATTTTTAACTCTTCCATAAATTCTTCTTTAGCCATGTTTCTCTCCTGTTAGGCGCGGGAATAGCCGCGTGGATCTTGCACAACACCAAGCACATGATCGTCATCAATCATGCGGAACTCTTGACCGTGGATTTTGAAGCGAGATCCAACATAAGGTCCAATTAGGACAAAATCGCCCTTTTTGCACCAAGCGGATCTAAAGCGCTTCTCATCTGTATAAGCGTCCGGTCCAACTTCCAAGACAAAGCCAACCACTGAGGAAACTTCCTCAATTGTTTTGGTTGACTGCGCCTTGATAATGCCGGACTCATAAGCTTCGTCTGGCTTGGGTAAAGCCAAAAGGATGCGGTAACCAGATGGCGAAGGAAGTTGGGTAGCGTCCGCTTCGCCCTCTGGAATATCTTCTGTGATTTGCTTTGTCTCTTCAATCATCTGCGTCATCTCCACGGTGTCTTAATTCAATTGCGTCTAAGAAAATACGTTCTACGTAAGCTATTCCGGCAATTTGACCGGTTACGTATTTGTATTCATCCCAAGTTCTAACGCCACCCGTGGCTATGACATCAGCCAGATCATTCATGTACTTCCGTATTTCTTTTCTTAAATGCTCTTCAAGTTCCTTGCTTATCACGTTTAGTCCTTAAGGCAATCCCTGCTTCAAACCCCGTCAGCTTCTGCTCGTGTGCGAGCTTTTTATTAAGTTCTGCAATGCTTTTACCGAGATTTGCTCCAGCAATTTTCTCATTGGACGCGATACGCTCACGCTCTCTTTGATCTTTGCTGATCTCTGCTTGACGTTGTAGCTGAAGTTTTTCTGCCTCAATTTGGCCCTTCTGTTGAAGCGCAGCCGCCTTGAGTTGCAATTCTTGTTGTTGTGCTTGGATTGTCGGATCTTGCATCTGTTGCATCGCAGCCATTTGAGCGGCTTGTGCACTATGCATTTGCAATACCAGTGGCGCAGCTTCTGCCGCGAGTTTACTAACTTTAACTTCCATTTCTTCCGGCAACTCTTCGTCTTCCGGAGGAATATCAACACCCATTTGCTTTTCAATATCCAAGCGGTACTTGAACGCCATGTGTTCCATCAAGTGCGCTTGTAAAGCTTGCTGAATCATGTTGGCTTGCGGGTTTTGACCAATCATTTGTTGGATGTTGGGGTCTTGTGCCGCAGCCATATGCACAGCAATATGAGCTTCGTGGTCTTGGAAGAGGAAAGCCTTGACAGGCTTACCCGTCATAATGTTCATGTTCTCGCTAACTGGGTCTTTTGGCTTTATATCGTCCTTATCAGGGACGATTTGCGCCGCATTTTTCAGTCCAAGCACGCGCAAAGTCTCACGATGTAGCTCTGGCAGGTCATAAAGCTGCGGAGCGGTCTGAGAAAGCTGCAAAGCAGCCTGATATTGCGCCATGCGTTGCGTAGAACTGGACGAATTTGGGTCAGAAACCGGAATAATGTCCACATGATCGTAGTCAGAACGCTTAACTGAGCGTCCTTTGTCGGTGTCGTAGCTATATTCTTCCGGTGTGTAGTCACGAATGATGTCGCGTATGAGTTCAAACTCCTTACGCATCGCAGAATGCACACGCGCCTGAACAGCAGACATGACTTTCATCATGCGTTCGATGATTGCAAGCGTGGTTCCTACCGGTGCTTGCTGGTTCATGTCGGCAACTTTCATGTCAGCCGTAGAAGCCAGCATGCGTCCTTCATCAACGATCTCTTTAAACAGCATATAGAGGACGTTGGAAGGCTCTTTGTAAGGCAAGTTAACGATGTTGTCGCGGATTGTTCCGGCAGGAACGTCCACATCGCGGAACTCACCCGGGGCGATTGGTGTGTCATCGCCTTTAATACGTAGCCCACGCGCTTTTAAGCCGCCGGGAAGGTTGTTCAACGTACCGGCATCGACCAATTGACGCAGCACGGAGGTCGCGCCTTTGGCATAACCGCCTAAGATGTGGATGTAACCAAAACCATACGGTCCGATTCCGGGGATGAAGACGTACTGAATGAAGTGATCGCGCTTCTTTTTAGTTTCGTCGTCAGGATTCCAGTTGCGATAGATGGCAAAGATTTGCCCTTGGGTGTCCAAAGTAACCACATACGGCAAGCCAATGCCGGTGGGTTCGCCATCGACTTCATCCTCAAAGCCGGGTAAATCTAATTCAATGTGGCACTCATATAAGATGTAGCGGTCATCTTCTAGGGAGTTCATCCCTGATAGTTGCTGCTTTTTCTTTTCGATGTTGTCTACGTCTTTGTTTCTTTCGCCTAGTTCGCGTTCGACATAGAAACCGGAAAGCATGAGCTTACGGATTTCGTTCTCGGTCTTACGCATGACTTGCGTAACGCGAGGTGTGCTTTCTAATTCTGTTGATCCGTAGGGAAGATAGATATCTTCGGCTGGGACAAACATTGCTACTTGTCTACGCAGGTTAGGATCGTAGTAGACCTTCTTAAAAGCTGCTCCGGTCAAACCTAAATTCCACAGTAGTCGCTCATGCTCTGAGCGATACTCGGACATATGTTCCATCAACTGCCAGTTCATGTCTTCTTTTACGCGGTCGGCAGAGTCTTGTTTATCTTTCGTCCATTTGCCAACCATCTTGGTATGAACAGGACCGGTCGCGGGAAAAGTTTCCATGATCATCTCTGACTGGAACTTAATTGCCGCCTCAGATAACAGGCTGTGGAAGATGCCACAAGCACCTTTCCACGGTTCTGTTCTTTCTTCGATCTTCATCCCAAGCAGAGCCATACCATCGGTGATGGTTTGATCCCATTCCTTGCGTGAGTCTTTATCAATAC